GTAATCGGTTAGTGGTTGATATCCACTGCAATTACCTGACTGCACTTGTTCCGAGGCAATTCCTGATGTGGTGTCTCCCGACTCCACAACAACTTGAATTGCTTGCTTACAGTGGAACTCTTCTTGCAAAGAGTTGCCCAAAAATGAAATGATATTTACCATTCCAATAGTTGCAAGAACCAAGACAACAAGTGTCATGATCCTTCTGTACCAAAAGATGTTCATCACATCTCCTTCTTTGTTTTGCCCACATGGTTATGCAGGACTTGGTAATCGTCAAACTACCCATAAAAGAAAAACCCCCACCACACATAGTGCAGCAGGGGCTTCCTTTTTCATTAGGAACTGTTACCAGTTTTCCAGTTCCTTGGCCAGGGTATGCAAGCCCATATTTTGCAGGTATTTCCAGCTAGAATACTTGTCCATGTATTGGACAAATACGTAGCCATTACGTACCGCATAGGTATTGTTGGTTGGCCCAGCATATCCATCTGTATGTACCCATATAACGGATCCACTAAGATAGATAACAGTGTATGCACCATTGGTGTATAGAATATGGCCCTTGTTACGAGCTTCTTCTATCCACTTATCAGTGTCGTATTTACTGCGCATGTTACCCATCTGGTCGCCCATAGGAGTAGCCAATAGCATGCTACGTATACTGTAGTACACACCCATGTCGGTACGACCTTCTTGGTGCACTGGTGCATAGGTACGTGTGCCATCGAAGCCAATGATAATGTCGTTACCATTCCTGTCAATGATGTAGTACCCATTGCCCATATGAACAAAACGTCCATGCTGACATGCGTCCATAACCTGCATGAGGCTATTGAACTGGATATTGCTGATGATTGGTGTAGATGATATGGTGGTCCCTGAGGACCGCATGCCATCTCCTTTCTTTTGTTGCCCACATCAGGTTGATGCAGGACTTGATAGCTTTCAAACTATCCATAAAAAAAAGAACACAGATAGGGGGGGGATACCCCCGTACCCTCGTTAAAGTTTTTTTATACATACACTATTCACTATTACCACCCTGAAAATTTTCCCCTATTTTTGAACCCTTATTGTTATATACCTGTATATAGGTTTACATAAACTTATACCTCCTCGAGATTAGAAATAAAACCCCCTCGAGATTAGAATCTTCAAATACCATTCGCTCTCAAAAATTTTTCCCTAAAAATCCTCCCTAGGAGTTGCTAACACGTAAAACCGCTGATAAGTTATCTCTCAAGTCGGAAATGGCCGGCAAAACAAGACAGAAAGTAAACAACTACAATGACTATAGATCCAGAAGACATGATCCTAGAAACTACAGATACTGTAGAGACGTTCCTATCTGACTACATGAAGTCTGACTACGACTCATACAGATCAGCCTACGGTGATACCGAATACGATTCAGACAACTACGGATACGATTACTAATCGATCCTTATATACCAAATAGAAAGACCACTCACTAATGACAAATCCAACAATGCCAAATAATATAATGGTAGGCTCAGAGAAGTTGTTCAGAACAAAAGCTCCCTGGAGACTAGATAGTTCCTTCATAGGACAGCTATCTAAAGATCACAGATTATTATTGTTTAAAACAATGTTTACAGACACAGACTACAAACATAACCTGAATGTTAATAGAATATCTAAGAAGCTATATAATATTTCACAGTTTAGTGAAGGACACTTAACGTTTATAGGACTGGGTCAAGATACACAAGTATTATTAGATCTATATACTAGATATGGATTTAAGTTTGATACAGCTATACTGATTAACAATAATATACCAGTACACAAGCTGGACCCTTTACTTGATTCTTGTGCGGTCTATAACTTCTGGACTAAAGATATGGGCTTTGATAACCGTATTGAATGGGCAGAAGTAAACGAGTATGTAAAAACAAAAATTCCAGCTCACCTCTCGAACAGATTAGCTCTAGAAGTGGCTGGATGTTTAATATATGATAGATACGAACAAATGTACCTTGAGAAGAATTACGCTAAGATATTATATGTTTAGTCTTCGTAGTCACTAGGATTGAATGTAAATACATTGGGAATCTCTTTAGCTAGTGATCTGACAACATCTTCTTGAGGTTGTTTAGTCAAACTCACTAAGTCTTCAACAATTTCCCATTGAGCAGTAGTAAAGACGGCTAGAGTGATCTGGCCGTCTTCTTCTGTCAACACCGTTATAACAGAATCTTCCATATCAGGAATGTCGTCTAGACTAATTTGAAACTCCCCTGACGCACCAGTCATCTCACCAGAAACTAGAATTCTCTTCATTAGCTCTATGAAATATTCCATATTGGGACTCTTTCTACTAGGAGTTGTGTATCAATTTAAAAAAAATAAACGCCCGATTTTTTGCGGCGCGGTTTTGGTTATGCAACGGATTCAGTTACAGGACCACGTGTTTCCTGCACAAATTCATCGACGGTTTTTGTATCAAGTGACTCTAACCAGTTAGTTAGATCACCATGGTTCTTCATAGGAAAAGAATCTTTGACTCTTACAGGTTTAGTAGAAACTAGCCAACCATTTCTGGAAAATTCTTTATTACTCATAAGACCAGTAAGCGGAGCTCTTCCAAGATAAGCAGTAGGACTAAAGCTAGAAGATCCAGCTGATGTCGATTCTCCGGCATGTTCCATTAGGCTTGAAGCTAGTATATTTTTAAAACCACTTCCATATCTATTTGGATCATAAGCAAATACAGCTCCATCTTGTGGAGTTAATCCATAATGACCCTGCATAGAAGCAGCTGATATCTGAGGAGTAAGTTTTTCTACTCCGGCCATTGAGCTACCGTGAACTACGTCTTTACCATAATCATAGTCAATGTCTTCAAGTTTTTGTTTTACAAATCTGTTAAAATCTTGACCAATATCATCTATGTCATAGCCACCAAGTTTTTCGGCTTTTTTACCAACTGTCTTAGCTTCTTCGTACATTGCTTTTATTTGACCAGATGAAGGCTGAGCAGCACGAACTACTGGCTTCATAGATCTACTAAGCATAGCTTCAGCTGATGCTAGTCTTTTACCGCATTGATCCTTTTGGAGCAGATGCAACATGCATCATGTCCATATACATCTTGCCGAATGTTGTGCCTCTACCCATGATATCCCCAATAAGTTATTGTGTCTATAATAGTAATTTAAAAATCTTCAGATTTGCGTAAATCGTTACGAATATCTTCTAAAGCTTTTTGGACTCTGTCTATTCTACGATCAAGCTTTTCTATAAAGCCGTTTGAGAACTTGAAGTTAAGGTTGAGAGACATAGCTGCACCTTCAAAGGCAGAATACTTAATGATTGCTCCTTCGCTACCAAACTTTAGTTTTTTCTCAGACTTTTCGTCTTTCTTCTTAAACTGATAGACGTTAGTCTCATCTTCAGAGAAATATTTATAATACTCTTTGTAAAATTCTTCTTCATTGTTCATGGTCTATAATCTCCGTCCATTTATCGCCACATTCTCTACATTCAACGAATAGGCACTTTTGTTCTTGTTTCTCTCCTGGCTTAACAATAAAGTTAGTTGGCACAGGGCAATCTGGACATGGTTCTATGTTAAATTTGTTTGGCTGCATCTTTGATCTTGTTTTTTATCTCATTAAACAGTTCTGTATTCTCACGCAAGTTTGTTATTGCGTTCTCTCTACCTTGCGCAAAGAGTTCACCTTCTTGGTAAATCCACGCACCTTTTTGCGTAAAGATTCCTTGATCCACAGCCACATCAAAAACACATCCATGCTCATCTATTCCTTTTCCGTAAAATATATTAAATTCTGTTATCTTCATAGGGGGTGCCATCTTATTCTTGATGATCTTAACCTTAGAAGTAATTCCAATTGGGTTTCCAGACTTATCTTTAATATCTTCTTTCTTGCGAATGTCGATACGTACAGATGCTGCATACTTCAATGCCATGCCACCTGGGGTGGTCTCTGGATTGCCGAACATTATACCAATCTTACTTCTTAACTGGTTAATGAATATAATAAGAGTTTTGTGCTCGTTAGCTAGTCCAACAAGCTTACGCAATGCCTTTGACATCATACGCGCCTGTAAGCCCATCTGATTGGCTTCCATATCGCCCTCAAGCTCCGCCTTAGGGATCAAAGAGGCAACTGAGTCCACTACTACCAGACCGATCTCTCCGGTTCTAATAAGCTTGTCTACGATCTCTAGTCCTTGTTCGCCATAATCAGGCTGAGCTAAAAGCAATTCATCTAGATCTACTCCAACTGCTTGCATATAAATTGGATCAAGAGCATGTTCTGCATCCACATACGCACAACGAATGCCAAGCTTTTGCGCTTGTGCAACCACTGATAAGGCAAGTGTTGATTTACCAGAAGACTCTGGTCCAAATATTTCTACTACTCTACCTTTTGGTAGACCACCAATTCCTAACACCTTATCAAGAGATAAAGCACCTGTTGGAATTGCGGGCCATTTTTCAAAGTGGGAAGAACCTAATCTCATTACAGATCCGGTACCAAATTGTCTTTCGATTTGAGCTATGGCTAACTCAAGTTGTTTTGATTCATCCATCTGTATATTCTACCACAGGCACAGTGTCATTGATAGATTTAGACTCAATGGCTTTTATTTTATCTATTACCTTTGCTTTTGCCTGCTTTAGTTGCCAGCGCAATTCATAGTCTGCAGCAAGTGTTTTTTGATTAATTTGATCTAACAACCTATATAATTTTTCTAGTTCCAATTGTTTGGGGTTCTTTTTTTGCAAGGGGAGAACGTCTTTCGTGATATACTTTGGGATAACAAATATAGCACAGAAGCACAGGAATAACAAAACATGAAAAAAGTAGAGTTCGATCTTGACTATGTCAGAGCAGTAAAACTATTGAAGACAAAGATTAACACTCCGTATGACTTGATTAGATACTGGGCATTCAGTGGTCCTTGTTTAGAGCCACATCCTGAAATAGAAGATATTCCTGAGTAGGATTTGACAAGCACTGTGTAGTGGGGTGTATAATCTGTATACAGCAGCCTTTTCTAAACTATGGGTTAGCCGTAGATGACAAAGCATACACGTTAGTTTAATAATACTACGTGTATCACTACACTATACGAGTGCTTAAAATTATTTTTAAGTTACTATAGGTTTAACAACCTAGGAGTCAGTGTATGAGAATATATCAAATATTCTTTCCAGAATTAGCAACGTATGTTAAGTTTAAAGTTTTGGACCCAGAAGAGATCCAGAGTTTCTTATCAACATGCCATAAAGTTGAAACTGAATTAGAATTTAAAAAATTTAAGAAGAATGTTATTGAGCATTTTATTTTTAATTTAAAGAATGAAATCTCTGAATGCCTACGAGCAATGTCACGTAAATCCGCTGAGAAATGCCTAGATGCAGCATATGCTGGTTGCGTGATGTTAAACCCAGGCCTAGACATAGACCGGATGGATCAACATTGCCTACGATGCACCAATGCATATTAATCCATTTCTATTTGATGATGATGACGATTTAGTTTCTAATGCTTTTTTGGATACAATTAAAAACTTTAGAGGCAAATTTCCAAAAGTAGACGAAAATGACCTACCAGTTTCAAATAATGCTAAAGAAAAAACAGTAGTTAAGCCTAAACAGATTACTAAACAAAAGTTTCTTGGCTTAGAACCTTATCTTAAAAATAATATTATTGGTCAAGAGAATGCGGTTAATGCTCTAATAAGTGCTTTAAGAAGATCTCAAACTGGATTACATGATCCAGATAGACCATTGGGCGTTTTTTTATTTGCCGGATCTTCTGGAGTTGGAAAAACCCATTTGGCTAATGCGTTACATAGATATCTATTTGGGTTAGACTATCCAATGGTGAGAATCGACTGTGGAGAGTTTCAGCATAAGCATGAGAACCAAAAACTAATAGGTTCTCCTCCCGGATACGTTGGTCATGATGAAGGTGGACAATTAGTTAATTTAGTTAAAAAATATCCATCAACCGTTGTTTTATTAGACGAAGTAGAAAAAGCACATCCAGACTTATGGAATACTTTTTTAAGAGTTTTTGACGATGGAGTATTAACTGACGGTAAAGGTGAGATTGTAGATTTTAAAAATACAATTATTATCATGACTACAAATCTTGGAAATGATAAAACATCGGAACACTTGCTTTCCGGTGGAGCTGGCTTTACCAATAATGTTAATTACAAGACTGGGACAAGAATAGTACCAAGTAGGTCAATTGTTGAGCGCAATACAAATGACGCAGTTAAAAAACATTTTAAACCAGAATTTTTAAATAGAATAGACAAAACTGTTATATTTAATTATTTATCAGATGAAGATTGTTTAAAGATAGCCCAGTTAGAAATGTCGGTAATAGCTGATAAGCTTTCTAAAAAAGGTTTTTCAATGCAATACAATGACAACGTTATTTTGGGTTTAATAGAGGAGGGCATAGACTCCATTAAGGGAGCCAGAGGATTGGCTCAAATAAGAAGAGATAAAATAGAATCTCAGCTAGCAGAATCAATAATGGACAACCCATCTCCTAGGGGTTCTATATTTCAAATAGACTATGAAGATTCTATATTTAAGTTTAATATTATTAAGCCATCTAAAAAACAGGACTTAATAAAAGAAGTATAGTTACTATTTAGAGTTAGATAGTCTAAATTGGGAGACAATAATGAAAGTTTCAGGCATATCAAGTGGTGCTAAAGGTTTATTGCCAACTGTAAAAAGTGGAATAAAGAGCATGGGATATAAAAAAGGTGCTGCCGTTGCTGCTGGTGTAGTTGGCGCAGGGGCTCTTATGAAAAGAAGAAAATCTGGATTAGACAAGATGCCAGGAAGACCAACTGGAATAAGGAACTATTAAAATGGGTAAAATCAATTCAATGTATGGTTCTATCGGTTCTATGGCTACTAAGTTTTTGCATGGTAGCAATTATATTAGTCCCGCTGTAAAAGCAGCTCAGCAAGCAGTTAGAAATGCTCCAGCAGGTGGAGGAAGTGCAGCTATGGGTGCATTCTTTGCAGCAAAAAAAGGTATGCATACCGCAACTGGTAAAAAAGTAGTTGGAGGCGCTGCCGCAATGGCACTCATGGGAAGAGCAAACAGAAAACGTCCAGTAGGTGGATATAATCCAAGAAGACCAGTTATGCCCGTGCCTCAAAATGGAAAGCGCATGTAATATGACTAATTGGGAAAGTTTTATCAATGAATCAGGCGATTTTGAATTACCCAATTTTTTGTATAGAACTATTAATGATTTAATGAAACAATCCTTGGATATGGGAACACTATTGTCTAGCGACCAACATAAGCTACGAGCCTATAAAGAGCAAACTAAAAAAATGTTTAAATCACGTTGGTTTGAAATAGCTAAAGCTCTTGAATTTTTTAATATAATAGACCCGTGCATTTGTTCCTTGAGCGAAAAAGAACTATACTGTGATGTTTGCAAAGGTGCAAGGTTCATAATCAATTCAACATTAACAGCTGACGAAATGAAAGAAATTGGTTTCTTTATCAATGCAGCAGATAATTTAGAAATAGTTAATAAGCTTCAAAAAAGTCTTAACGAAATATTGATGGATCGTTAAATGTGTTATGTCCAAGGTGTGATTCTAAACTAGAAAACATCGTAGAGTTCTTTATAGAAGAACCTGAATTTATATATACAAAAGAATATTATTGTACTAAATGTAAAAGTTCTATGATAGAACATTTTGATAACAATGGTTTCTATGCAACAGAGTGGATTGATTTTAATGTCTAATATAGAAAAAGCAAATAATAAAAATGGTTTTATGAAAGAATTTGAGTCTTTAAGACCAGATCTTTTTTTTCCAGATCATTGGAATGAAGAACAAGTAAATAAAGCCATAGAATTAGTTAGGCCACAAAAAACAAGAACGGCAATGTTTTCATCTATACCGATGAATTGTGAAGCAGAAAAATGTGTGTATGCTTCGACCTGTCCTTTATTAAAAGAAAACGTTGCCCCTAAAAATAATCCATGTCCAATAGAGATGTCGATGGTGTCTCAATTTACTACTGAATATCTTGATCAATTAGACGTTAACCCTAATAATTTGGTAGAAGTTTCAATGGTTAGAGATTTAGTAGATCAAGAAGTTCAATATATGAGAAAAACAAAACTACTTGCTAAAGAACACTTTATTCAAGAAAATGTTATTGGAGTGGATCAAGACGGTCAACCAATACTTAAAAAAGAATTACACTTAGCTGTAGAACTTGAAGATAAACTACATAAACGTCGCAAAGATCTTAGAAATCAATTACTTGCAACAAGAGAAGCTAAAGCTAAAGTTGGTCAAGTTCAACTTGATACAGCGCAAGCAATTTCAGATATTATAAATAAAGTTCAATCTATAGAAAATCAAAGAGAAAAAATTCTTAAACAAAAACTTGGAACCTATGAAATAGACGATTATATTGAATCGCAGGAAATAAAGGATGAGTAAATTAAACGATTTAGTCAACATGTATAAAAGATTATTTCCCAAAATGACAGAGGAAGAGATAACAGAAAGGGTAATGAGAAACGCAAGAATAGGCGTTGATCCGGTGTTGTCTTCTAAAGTATTAGACATGAATCCTCCAGAACAAACATTCCAAGCATTAAAAGATTTACATTCGTCATATATAAAAGCGTTAGAAGCAGAGTTGGAGATGCCAATCTCAACTCGTGAAAAAAATTTAACAATCGAAACTGCAATGTCAGCTCCAACCATGGATCTAAATTTAATATCCAATAGACAGGTTCAAGAAACTCTTAAAAATCAATGGCAAGAAATAACTATGGGTGGACTTAATGAAAATGTTGGCTTTCCATCAATTTTAATGCCATCAGGAAATGTTAGATCACAAAGCGTTCTGTACAACATGCCAGATTCTAATCATCCACTATCAGTTCTAATGTCAGGTAGAGCTGTTTCAGTTTCTAATGAAAAAACTGGAGAACAAGCTATGTCAGTTTCTTCTTCTGCAATTCCAACAGCTGAATATTTGCAAACCATGATCTCCAGAAAAGATTCTCAACAAATAATTCAACAAGCAATCAACGATGGAAAAAGATTAAGAATAATGACTTCTGACATTGAGACAGGTGGAGTTGGTCCGTATGACTTAGCTAGATCTGTTTTTGGACAAACGTACGAGATGCCAACTGATACAGCAACAGACGTTGCTGGAGCCCTGAAGGGTATTAGTGCCAGCACTAGTCCTTCAGATACTTTTAATTTTCATATGCTTTTACCAGAAATGCAAACTCTGACAAGAGGTCAAAGGAGAGGTCTTCCCGCTGTTCAGTTAGGTAGTCGTGTAGCTGATATAGAAAGCGGAAGATTTTTACCTGGAGGTGGTATGTCTTCAGGTGCTGGTAAAATATTTGACCTCACAACAAAACAAGGAAGAATTGATTCAGCAGCTGAACTTACTAGATATCTTGAATCAATAGCAGATAAAGATACTTTATTATTGGGCAATAATTTTGTTAATTTTGACATACCTAGATTATTAGCTACTGCATCCACAATGCAAGAGTTTATGGAAAATCCAAGAGCTAAAGAAATAATAAAAGCAGTACAAGAAAAAGCTGGTAGCGGTAGCGTAATAGATGTTACTCAAATGTCTAGGCAATATTTATCTGGAATAGTAAGAGACAGAATGGCTTCTCATGGCATGACTCCTGAAAGTGTAATAGAACGTGGATTAACTTCTCTTTTATCTCCAGAAAGTTTAGCAAAAGCTGGCATAATAGGAGAAGGTGTTAAACCTTTTAGTATTGAAAATATAGTTACGTCAACAAATGTATTAGAACAAATGTATGATTTTACTGACTCTGCTGGCAACAATCCTATGCGAGAAGCTGTAATAAAATTAGCTGGTGGATCTCACGTTTCCGAATTAGACGCATCACTATCCATATCCATTTATAGAGGTATTGTAAGTGGAGACTTAGATATTCAAGATCCTTCTAAAAGAGCTAACCTATCAACGCCTAAAGGGCAGATTATAGCTTCCGCATTAGATGCAGTCAGTAGAGCAACTGCTACCGTTCCAACATCCAACATAGCAAGCATGGGAGAAATATCAGATCAAGTATTTGATTTCTTAACTGATAGATCTGGTGTAGCAGATAGAACTTTGATGGGGGCAAGAGTTCAAACGATTGATCATACAACTGGACAAGTAGACGGGTTTGTACATTATAATCCTGAAATAGGTTCATACGAAAAAGTATATTCAGATTCAACCAAAGCACCTCATGCAATATGGTCTGGAAAAGCTAAGTCAGACATTAGAAGAGCAATGTCTGAAGAAACAACTGTTACACGACCAGATGGATCTACGTATACGCAATATGGGCCAAGAGTCATATCTACTGGAATAAATGTTGCAGAAGCAAGTCAGATGAACTCTACATTAGCGGCAGTCTCAAGATTCTCTGGGCTTTCAACAATAGCTAGAGGACCAGGCGCATTTTTGTCTACTGAAGCTGAAGAAGATGCTTTTGCAGCTTCAATGACAGCTACTAGAAAATATATAGGATTTCCGCATTTAAGAAACCAACCAGCTTCAATAACATCTGGACCAAGAAAATTAATAAACAAGATGTTAGGCAGATTTGATATGCCAAGCCAAAAAGCTATGGCAGATGCACAAGATGTTATATATCAAGGTGGAGCAGGATTAGCAGTTTTAGATCCAGTTGTAAGATCTAATTTTGTAGCTATATCTACACTAACTTCTGCAGTACCATATGAAATTGGAAATACTGAAATGGCCAAAGAAATAGCAAAAAAAGCAGAAGCACAAAGAGCTATAGCTGAAGGTAGAGTTATGACAGATGCGCAAATTGAAGCAGTTGTATCTACAATGCCAGAAGAACAAATACGTTTAATCAATTTGAGGGCAACAGAAAGTTCAAGGTATCTATCAGAACAAACAATATCACACATTCCGGTTATGAAACAAACCAGAATATTGAATGATAAAACAGGCAAGGCTGCAAAACCACTAATATCTCATTCATTACTTTCTGAGATGAGAATTGATGAAGGTGGCAAATCAGTTCCAATTGTAGAATCTGCATTTTGGAAAAAAGCTGGATTAAATACTTCTACGCTTTCAATTGTAAAAGCTGGAGACAGAGATATTGTCAACTTAGTTGCCGGCAAAGGTGGCTTGTCAAGAAATAATGCAAAAACTTTTGCAGATTCTTTACTTAAAGCATTAAAGACTAAAACAAATTTAACAGCTGAAGATATGGTTGAACAAGGTTTTTCTCACAGTGTTGAAGAAGCATTAACCATAAAACGTCTTTTAACAGATACTTCCCCAGAAGCTACTCAAGAATTAAAAGAATTTTCTGAAGGATTAGCATCAAGGTTAATGGAATCTGGTCCTGCCATTGGAGCGACAGAAGGACAAGTAGCACAAGGTATGACAGCAATCGTTCAAGCAGCTGGTTCTGAAATTGGAAATGATCAACCCGCTATAGATGCAGGATTGGTATTTCAAACTCAAAGGATGGGTGAAGAAACAATTAGTTTTTCAGGATCTATGCCACAAGCTGCACAAGATCAATTGTCTCACATGGGGGGATCTGAGTCAGTTGCTGTAAATGCTGAGTTAGGCGGAAACCTGATGGAAGAGCACTTGCAAGCTTTAGGTAAAGCTGAGTCTAGCGAAACATTTAGGGATAAGTTAAAAAAAGTATTTAATAAAGATAAAGTAGACAGCGGAATATTTGGAACTAATATTGGGAGAAATAGAGCTGGTAGAGATGAATCAATATTAAATACTTTAACTAAAATTAAACCAAAATTAGCAATGGGAGCAATTGCTGTTGGAGCAGCAAGTGCTGGTTACTATTTAGCTAAGAAGCAAAGAAAAAATCAAATGTATGATGAAACTATGCATCAACAACCTTATGAAAACCAAGGCCTTGTTCAGCAAGCAAATTCCAGTATTCAACAAGATAATCCACAAACTAGCGCCAGAAGAGATCCTTTGGTAACTGCCGGCGTTGTTGGAAATTTGGATAGAAATAAAATTGGGCATACAGGGATGGGCCCAAATAAATATAACCATCTTTACGGAGGATAACCAAGATGCCATTAAGCAAAAAAACAATAAGCTCAGGCATAGAAGAAGGTATGGGGTTTTTAAAGAAGATAGGTGCATCTAATTTTGGTCAAATGGGTAAAGATGTTATGAAATCAAAGTCGGCTAAAGGTGCAATTCTTGGTGGATTATTTTTAGCTGGTATTGGCAAAGAAGTAATAAGACCAACCATCAAAGCTGGTATGGATGTAGCTTTTGATGACCCAAATGCAGATCAAAAAGTACTTGGCACAGATCTAACCCCTTCAATGTTGGTTGGAGCTAGCGTAGGAGGTCCCATAGGAGGACTTGCAAGAGGTGCTAACGCTTATAGATTTGGAGTTGGTGCCACTAACCCATATTATGCACAAAGAGGCGGAGGAAGAGCTGGGGCAGCAATTGGTGCAGTTGGTGGTGGCATATATGGTTACAAAAAAGGATTTGGTGGAACAAAAGGAGTTAAGGGAGCAGTAATTGGTGCTATCGGTGGGGGCATTGCTGGAAACATAGGGGGAAGAACAGTTGGCGGTGGTGGATCTTTAATGTATGCTCAAAAATATGCAAGAACTAATTCACAAGTATTAAATGAATCTCCTTTTTATAATCAATCTTTAATGACGGCAGACAGAATGAACGCTAGAGGTGACATTGTTCTCGGTGCGTATAATTCTAGAAAAGGCCAATACTAATGCCTCAAATGGATAATTTTTCTCAAGGAGTTCAAGCTCAAGCTCAAGCACCGCAAAAACAATTGCCATTAGCATTAAGGGCTATGAATATGAGCCCAACGGCAGCCTATAAAGCGCGTCACATGATGGGTTGGAACGCTCAAAGGTATGCTAATACGATGTTTGAAGGCGGCGTTTTAGATACCGCTTCTGGAGCAATTGGAAAAAGGGCTGCGGTTAAAAACTTTTTAGGAAAAAGAACCGGAGCATACTCTGGTGGAGTAATGCATGATAATAAAAATTATGCATTCGGCAGAAGCATCTTAGGTGATGATAGAACTGTTTTTGGCAAAAACATTTTTGGCACAGGACAAAAAGTAAAAGCTCAATTAACCAATGCTCCATTGAATCCATTTACTTTTAGGAGATTTGATTCCGTATCTAGATTGGCTGGACATCCAGGAGAAAGCACCGTATACACCCCTTTTGGTACTGGAGCAGAGTTTGCTGCAAAAACAGTATTAAATAACAAAGGTCCAATTGGAAAATTTGCTAGATCTAGATATGCAGAAAACTATGAAGATGGTAAGTTGATTCCTGGAAGAGAAATATATAGTGGTGGTCTTTTTGGTCGCATTAATACCATGGGTAAAGTAAGCAGTTATGAGAAGCAAGTTTCAGCGGCAAGTAGTTTAACCGGAGATGTAGCGGACTATAGTAGAGGGCAAGTTAGAATTGCTAGAAGGGGCGAAAGAGCAGCTGCTAAATTAGAAAAGTTTGATGAAAATCTTATAAAACTTGGTAAAGCAACTGGAGCTGATTTTGCTACTGCTGGCGCAAGAGAATTTACAGAATCAACAGTCAGTAGTCTTACCGGAATGCCAATCGGTGGTATTGGTGGAATTACTGACGACGTTATTAATGGAGTTCTTAAAACCGGATCAGCAGATGCCGAGATAGGAGCAGCTGCTAAAGCATTAGGTAGACACAGAGCAATGTCTGAAACAATTAAAGGTTTTGTTCCTAAAGGTGTTTTTGAAACTTCTGGAATATTATCAGGTAAAGGTGCACAGTATCTTGGTACAGAAACATTTACAAAAGTTTCTAGTACATTTGCAAAAGCCATGGAAGGTTCAGCTGGTCCTATGAGCTCTACTGTTTTTGGCAAGAATATATTTGCTAGTGCAGCTGATGACTTACTTTCAACTGGGGGTAAGGCTGGAATTAGATCAGCCGCAAGAGAACTTGGAATGGATGCTTTTGGTAGAAGGGAATTTGGTACCGCGGCTAAAATGGCTGGTCATTACGCAGGAACATTTGGGGAAGTTGCTGGAACAGCCTTGGGAGTATATGGTACGGCTAGTATGGTGTATGATACTGGTAAACTTATAGGAAAGACAATCATGGGAGGCGTCAATCTTGGTAAAGATGCGCTAAAATCTATGCAGGGCAGTTTGAATAAACCATTATTTGGAGCAGGATTTAAAGACAATGAAGTTGCAGCAACATCCAGATCTAGAGGCGTCATGGCTATTCAAAACTCAAGACTTAATGCAAGAAGTGCTCTTGGATCAGAGGGTGCTATGATGGCAGCACATTTTGGATAATTTATGAGCGCAACATTATCATCAAAAACTAAAAAGTTTAGACAAGATTTAGAGAAACTATCTAGAGAAGATTTATTAGAAATAATAAAAGATCAAGATGTAGAAACATTTAAACAGATCAATAGAATTGAATGGGTTTTTCAAAATAAATTAAATCACTTAACTTGGGCAGATGGAAGTACAATAACTGAACGTCCATTAACAAATAAAGAATTATCACTTTTAGTTGACGAACCATTTGATCTTGATATGGAACTTTTAGACGCCGGAATTTCTGGAGAACAACAAAGGCAAATACATATAGCTAAAGACCCGTGCGTGTGGGCAAGACAATTCTTGCAGGCTGAAACAAGAGTCTATCAAACTTTGATCTTAAGAGATCCTGCACTGCGAAAAGTTCTAAGAGCTGGTCGTCGTCTTGGTAAAACTTTTAGTATGGCAGTTTATTTGCTGCATTATAGTTACACTCACAAAGATGGTAGATGTCTTGTTATTGCGCCGATGAAATCTCACGTTGAATTAATTTATCAGGAAATTTTAAGACTTGCATCTAAAAATGAAATTGTAATGAACTCTATAGTTAGAAAAGTTACAAGCCCTCAATTTATGATTCAATTTTCTAATGGATCAACAATTAGATTCTTTACATCTGGTATGCGTTCTGGTGGAAAGTCTGACGTAGCTCGTGGTCAAGAGGCACACGTTATTGTTCTTGACGAAATGGACTACATGCACGCAGACGACCTTGACGCATTGTACGCAATGCTTCAGAAAACTGCAGAAGATCAACCGGATAAAGTATTGATTGGAGCTTCAACTCCAACTGGTAGAAGAGAACGTTTTTGGGAATGGTGTAGGTCAGAAAGATTTAAAGAGTTTTGGTTTCCCTCGTATTGCAACCCATACTTCGCTAAAGAACAAGAAGACGAATTTAGGGAGCAATATTCAGAAATAGGATATAGACATGAAATTGAAGCTGATTGGGGCGAAGACGCAGAAGGCGTATATCCAAGAAAATATGTTGATAAAGCTTTCGTGGAACCAAACTGGAACTACGATGCCGAACTAAAATCAGCTAGATCTTTCCATGTTATAGGAGTTGACTGGGACAAGTACGGAGCTGGTACAAATATAGTTGTTCTAGAAGTGTGTTCAGATACTTATGAAGAAGAAAGATTTAGAAATAAAGTCAGACTTGCTTATAGAGAAGAAATAGAAAGATCTGAATATACATTAACTAAGGCTGTTTCTAGAATTGTTGATTTAAATAATATATTTATGCCAAAGCATATTTATGTAGACAGAGGTTACGGAGAAGTCCAAGTAGAATTATTGCATAAATATGGTGTTGAAAATCCTCTTTCTGGATTAAAACAAAAAGTAAAAGGAATTGGATTTGGAGAAGCCATAGATCTAAGAGATCCATATACTAAACAAGTTGTTAAAAAAGAAATAAAACCATACATGGTAGACAACTTAAGGCAATATCTTGAAAAAGAATTGTTAATGATTCCAGAAAAAGATAATGAATTATATATGCAATTAATATCTTACGTTGTTTTAAGAACAACACAAACAGGCAGACCAGTATTTGAAGCAGGCGGATCTGCACAGGATCACGCGCATGATGCACTAATTTTAGCATTGCTTTCTATAACTCAAAACTATGGAGATTTACATAAAGCAAGGTATACTACAACTACAAGTTCATTTTCTAATACATTCTTTATGCCAGGTAGTGGAGATAGAGAAGATGATGATACAGATGCAACAAAAACAAAAGTGGCAAATAGAACAGATTCTCTCGGTGTAAAGACATCATTAAGAAAAAGTTTTAGTAGACGTGCAAGTGCACCAATTAAAAGACAGGTGTTTTAAACATGGCAAACTATGGATTAGGAAATTCTAATGCAGTAGAAAACGTATTTGCTGACCCATATTCTGACGTATCATCTTTTAACTCTGTAGAAAAAAGACAGGCTGAAGCAGGTGGACAAAATTCTAACCCTTTGGTAAATTATACTAATATCTCACAAATACCTGTTGGGCAAGTAAGGTCTTACGTATTTGATTGCGACCAAATTATTAAACAATTGATTCAAGAATTAGACGACAATCTTCTTAAGGTTAATATTAACGCATACGTTTCTGTAGAGATGGAAATTGCACACAAAGCAGTTTGGCAAGATGCGCAAAAGTATTATAGTCACCATCAAGATGGCGAGAACACCTTTACTACAATGGAAGTTCAATCTGCTCCAGATTTCATTTGCTACAAACAATATGCGTATGCGCAAGAGCACAAGTGTAGAGCGTGCAGAGAGTTTATAAAGCAATATGAAATAGCTATTTCTCATACAAGTTTTGGACATTTAATAAGTCTAAAAAAAATATTGGACTACATTAACAGTGAAGTATCAATAGTAAAAAATATAGTTATATATTATTTAGGAGAAGAGTATAAAGATGAAACAGAAGGCGAAATCGCAAAACACCTTGCAGACTGGACAAAAGCAGTTACGCACTATACGAAACAGTTTGCCAAGGAAATCACAACCCAGTCAGTCTCAATTCCACAATCCGAATTGGATCAAGTCTCTAAAAAACAAGCCGCTCAATTTCAAGCGTTTTTTTCGATCAGAATAAACTCAATTTCTTCTGAGATAAATTCTATACTTGGTTTAATTAAAAGAGATTGCGTTGATTTAGGAGATATGTTTTATAATAACTACTTAATACCTGCAATGACATTTAAGTCTAAATTAATAGAGCCGATAATGACAGATATTAATACGACTGCTTTTGCAAAAAACGCTCCAATGTTAACGGGTGAAATGATAATTGCAAGTAACGCAGTAGTTGGAAACTTAGGTTCTGTAACTACTGACCTTGTAGAAAAAAGAATAAATTTAGGAAAAAGAATGAGAGCTTATTTAGAGCTTTTAAGACTTAAGAGAAGATATATAAATTATATAATTCAACTAGAAGAATTTGCAGTTCAAAGAACAGTAGCATTGGCTTCTCCAACGGCAGATGATGTAATCAAGTATAATGAAATTTTTGATCAAATATACGTAGATAATTCAAAGAGAGAAAATCTTAGATCTTCACATAATGACCTAGATGATTTAGATGGAAATGCACACCCTCAGTATTTAAGAGCTGATGGAGGAATTATAAAGGGTGATATACATGTTGAAAATGGAGCAACAATAGATGGCATTAATTTGGCAAACCACAGCCATAATTTTCAAGATGGAAGTAATCCAATCAGTGCAGCATCGATAGATTACGGTTCCGCAAGACAAGATTATTATGACAATGTTGATAATAAGCCTTATTCAAATTTAGTGTTATCAGGTTTTGAGTCTGTTCAAAAAATAGGTGGAGGTCACGAATACAGCGCCACCTTTGAAATTGAGGTGGATGATGATAAGATTAACACATATGATTTTGAAATTCTTTATAAAGAGCTTTAACTATGTCCTGGTTTAACTATTACACTACATCAGATTTAACAACATCTGTCAAGCCTCCAATTAGAAGATTGATAGTGTTTCCAACCCTTAGTGACAATTTAAAGACTAACGATTGGATTCATGCTCCATTAGACGAGTTAAACATAGGTCAAGTTTTTTCTTCATCAAACAATGCTATTCAGCAATCCTTCGATCAAGATTCATATTTAGTCACATACGAAACAACAACGTCGACAACTGCCACTTATTCTTATATCGATATTAATAACAATCTTTACTTCAGATCTTTAACAGACGTAAACGCAGGCGCAAGACCAGACGGTGCATACTACATTTATTATCATAGCGATAACATTCAATACATTTCACTAGTTGGAAGCAACTATGTTAGAACAGTAAATCCATCTGGATTAAATTTTATGGGATCTCTAACCGGTTCTGGTTCAAATCTTGTTAACTACTATTCCCATTCTGTAGTAGCTGGATCTTCAAATATTCGAGTTTCTCAAATTACTTATTTGGGAGATCCAGGAATATGGACAAATGGCAAAACGCAAACTGCAGGAGCAAAAGTGCTAGGAAACTTTGATGGTCCAAAGTTAATTATCTATGGAGATAAAGGTCCAGACAAAGGCAAAATAAATATTAAAATTATTAAGACTTCTGCAACAACAAGTGGACAATCAGTAGTCTACAGCTCAAACGGCATAGATCTTTATAACACAAATGCTGTTGTTGATACTCCAATATTTACTATAGATTTAAAAACTCAAACTTCTGTTACTGGCCTCAATGCATACGATGATTACTATGGTTCTTTTTCTTACGAAATTGAGCTTCTTCCAGCTAAGAATCAAGCTTCTAGTGCAACAGGACTTTCAGTAACAAAACATACATATAGTAAAAATTATAAACTTTCTTTCAACAAAGAAGAGATAGATCCTTCAATATCTTTTATAAGCACCGGAGTAATACGATGACAATTATTAAAAAAACAATTACACGGACTTAAGCCAGACGCTAACTATCTATTTGCTCTTAAGCCTAAAAATACTGAGATAGTAGCTGTAGATGATTTGCCAGAAACTATACGAGTAAAAACTCCAGCAGTTTCTTCAGTTCCATCAGCTATAACTGGTTTTGGAATTTCGGCAAACTTTGAAACAGTAATGTTTTATTTTGATCCAGTTAACGATATTGACTTAGACTCATATGCATATCAATTGTATGACAACTCTGCAGGCACAGGAACTCCAGTGGCAAGCGGAAGAAATAAAGCTAACGTATTTACAATCTCAGTAACTAACTCTACTGATTCTACTCCTAAAACATATTATGGAAGAGTTGCAGTAGTTAATACTGCTGGAACTCCTCCTGTATATACCGATCTGGTTTCTTCTGGTACAACTCCATTAATTGGGGAACAATATATTTCTAGCTTAACTGCAGCTAAGATTACTGCAGGAACAATAGGTGCTCATGAAATAACTTTAGGTGGAGCAACTTCTATTATTAAATCTTCTACGTACAACTTTGCAAGTGAATCAACCACTTCTGGTTGGTATATAAGTGGGGATGGCCATTTTAGTTTGGGTGGAGCAAATGGAATAACTTACGATAATGAAACAATTATAATTGGCGAAGACGTTCTTGTAAACGCATCTTTTGCGGCAAGCAGCATATCTGTTCCAGCTGGCGGGCTTGTAAAATTAAATATTAATGGCACTATAAATGGTGGGGTAGGTGGAATGACTGTGGGTGACCCAACCTATAACTACTGGTACGCAAACGGTTTATTTAGCGTTGGATCAGCTAGTAAGTATTTTAAATGGGATGGCACAAATATCACCACTACTGGTCAGATAATAACTAATGCTACGCAAACCGGTGGAACAATAGCTGGAATAAACGCAGGTACAAACAAACTGTACATAGGAGCAGGAAATCATGCTAATGCAGATACTGGCTTCTATGTTGATAGTTCTGGAAATTTTTCATTAAAGAACAAACTGTACTGGACAGCTGCTACTAATTCTTTAGTAATTGATGGTTCAGTTACTATAGGCTCACAAAGTGCAACTGCAATAAGTGACGCAGTAACAACCGCTAATAATGCAGCTACAGCTGCTAGTAACGCACAAGCAACAGCAAATGGCGCTACTACATCTGCCAGCCTTGCACAAGCAACAGCAAATGGTAAAATAAGTGCAGGAGATGTAAGTAATCATATTGGTGGGACAAATGTTACAACCATATCTGGCGGAAGAGTTACGACTGGAGCCATATCAAGCGTAGATGGAACTTGTCAGATAAATCTAGATAATGGTTCAGTTAATTTTAGAAATAAATTTATTTTAGATTCAGCTGGAAATGCTTATTTTGCGGGAAACCTTAGTGGAGCTTCAGGCTCGCTTAGTGCAGGTTGCTCAATAGGTGGGAGTTTAACTATTGGTGATAACGTTAGAATTAATGACGCAACTGGCGACGGTGGCGCAACTACTTTTAAGGTTAGAGGAAATGATAACAGCACAACGGGTTGGGCTTCAAGATTCCAAAAACTTAATGGAACATATCTTATGGAAATAAGAAATGACGGAAGAGTTAACATTCCAGGCTCGTTACTAGTTAACGGAAATGCCGTTACTTCTGACATAAAATTAAAAAGAAATATAAAAAAATCAATTCTTGGTTTAAATTTTATTAAACAATTAAATCCAGTTTCTTATAACATGATGGACGCAGAAGGTGATTTTGGCAAAGAACAAAAATATGGTTTAATAGCTCAAGAGGTAAAATCCTTGGTAGACAATTTAGACGTAAGCTTTGCAGGATGGGTCGAGTACGAAAACGAAGACAAAACAACCACGCAAGCTCTTGACTATAATCAATTTTTATCTCCAATAATAAAAGCTATACAAGAACTTTCTGCAAAAGTTGATCAATTAGAATCTCGTCTGATATAATCTTATACATGAATGAATCAAATTTAGACATCAACCTTATAGTTCAATCTTTCCAAGAAAGAATTGGATTATTGATAACAGAAGTAGTAGTTAAAGAAGCTACGATTAAGCAGCTCACAATGCAACTTCAGCAAAAACAAGAACAATCAGATGGGTTTGATATGCCCGCAGAAACTACAAAGAGAGTAAAGTAATGACAAAAAAATCAGTATTACCAGAAGAACTGGCAGAACAAGTAGAAGAAGCTCTTGTAGCTGAAAAAGAAATGAATATCACCATTAAGATTACTAATTCTAATCTTTCTTACAAGAGTGATTTTACAGAGCCAGAGACAGTTTTTTGGCTTGAAGCTATTAAAGATATTATTATCAAGAAGACATTTCAAGAGTCCGAAAGACAAAGCTGAATTTAAAGAATAATAAACTGTACTATACAGTATTATCTTTAGAATTTGGAGCTAATTAGCTTATGGCACTACGTCAATATTTACCTTTCCAGAAATCTGAGCTGTCTGAGTTTGATTTTGAATCAGCTCAGTTAGCTCCAGATAAGATTGGATCACTCAGCAAGGCAATGAGAGTTGCAGCTTTTGCTTTGGGCTATCGTGGCGTAAACTATTATTATACTGGAAGAACCAACTTTGAACCTTCTCCATATAACTTTGATAGAATAATACAGGCGATAGACACTGACTCATACGTCAAGCAGGCAATGGCTAAATACCAAGACTTGTTTTGGAAAGAAGGTTGGCAGATTGTTGGAGAGAATCCAGAAGCTGTAGCCTATTTGTATCAGAGAATAGACTACATGGAAATGGCTATGAGAAGACCATTTTTGGATTTTCTTATTGATTTATCTGATCAATTATTTAAATTTTCAAATGTGTTTATTGTTAAAGCTAGAGCTGATTTAGCAGAATATTTCCCTAAGGCATTAGAGCCAATAGGTGCTGCACAGCCAGTCGTTGGATACTATCTGATACCAACTGAGCAAGCAAGAATTCTAAGAGACAAGCACAACAAGCCAAAAGCGTATTTGCAGAGAACAAATCCAATGACGTATGCGCCTACGGATAGAGATCCTAAGTGGCCAGCTGAAAGTGTTATACACTTATTCTTTGACAGAAAACCGGGAAGAATATTTGGTACTCCATTCTTAGCAAACGTTTTAGATGACGTTGTTGCATTGCGACAGATTGAAGAAGACATTCAGAACCTAGTGCATAGAGAACTGTTCCCACTTTATAAATACAGAATTGGAACAGCAGATCAACCAGCTGAGCCAGAAGAAATAGATCAAGCAGCAATAGAGATTGAAAACCTTAGAGCTGAAGGTGGTTTAATCCTTCCATTCAGACATGACGTTGAAGTTATAGGTTCACAAAATGCAGCGCTTGATGCATCTAATTACTTAAATCACTTTAAGGAAAGAGTTGCGGTAGGACTTGGAGTTGCACCACATCACCTTGGGATGAGCATGGGTGGTGGAAACAGATCTGCTTCAGAAAGATTAGATACAGCACTGTATGATAAAATTAAGCATTTTCAAAAACAATTTGCTGAGATGGTAAGACTTAACGTTTTTAATGAATTATTATTTGAGGGTGGATTTGATCCGCTAGTTAATCCAAATGAATCTTCTGTATCAGACAGATGTTATTTTAAGTTTAACGAAATAGATGTTGATACTCAAGTTAAGAAAGAAACACATATAATACAAAAGTATGTAAACTCTCTTATCACTTTAGAAGAAGCAAGAATGAAGATTGGCGAAGATCCACAAGTTGATAAAGAAGATTTGTTTATGTCCGCACAAGGTCAAGTTCAGATTGACGTTGGTGCCGCACAAGCAGATACTCAAGCAAAACTTCAGACTAGTAAAGATGTTGTTAAGGATGGAGATAAACAAGCTTCAGCACCAAAGGGACAAAGAAATATGCCTTCGAATAGAAAAGGTGCAGGTAATGTAATGAGACCACAAAATCAACAGGGTCGCTTAACTTCACCTAATATTAAGAGATCAGATTCTACCTGGATTGGGATGGTTGAAAATCTTCTCGAAGAGCAGTATAATGTAGTGATAGTAGAAGATCAAGAAGATCAACAACAAGAAAATGTAAATGAGGAAAAAAATGTCAATTAAAATAGTTTCAGATATATCAAAACAATATCTATTAAAAGAAGATGCTGTTGAAGGATTTAAGATAGCAGTAGAGAATGGCCAAACACGTTTGGCCCTTCAGGTATTGGTTGATATAATTGATGGCATGATGGATATATTTAATTATGCTATGGAAGAAGTTTCAGAAGATGATATTGTTGTGGAAGTTCCAGTAGCTATATCATCTCCTGTGCAAGAACCTATTAACGTTGTTGAAGCTGTTGAAATCATTGAAGAAAAAAAAGTATCTCCAAAAAAAGCAGCTGAAGTAAAAGAAGACACTAAACAAACAGCAGAATAATGAAACTTATAATAGGATGTCCAATTTATAAAAGAGATTGGATCTTACCAATTTGGTTTGCAGCACTGGAAAGACAATCTATTCCTTTGAGTAAAATTGGTTTTATTTTTGAAACTTCACCAGACGATAAAGCAACTGTAGCAATGCTAAAGCTATGGAGACAGTATCATCTTGAAATTCCTTTATTTGAAATAAGGGAACGAAACGATATACCTCACTACAATCACGAAGATAACTCAAGACAGTGGACTATTTCAAAATACGAAAATATGGTGAATCTTAGAAACTCTCTTCTTTCAAGAGTAAGAGAACTTCAGCCTGATTATTATTTTAGTCTTGATTCTGATATAATATTAAAGAACCCAAATACATTAGAGTTACTAATGGCACATGTTGCTGATGGAGCAGATGCTGTTAGTCCATTGATGTTCATGACTCCTTTTGACACAAAATATCCAAGTGTTATGAATTGGATTGATGAAAAAGAGTTTAGGGGCTATAGAAAAAATGATTATCCCTTGGGAACTTACTTTAAGTCTGATATAATAATGGCAGCTAAAATGATGTCTAAACAGATTTATAATAATATTGACTACGAGATACACTCTCAAGGAGAAGACCTTGGTTGGTCAAAGAACGCAGCTTTAAAGGGTTATTCCTTATATTGTGCAAGTTATATATATGCTGCTCACATAATGCACGAGAATCTATTGTCACAATTTCAACAAATGGGTGACGACAGAGAACTTATTACAATTTGAAAACTATATAAAAATATGATATCTTTATATAAAATTGTTTAATGTTATAAAAGTAAATTACTATATATTTCAGGCAATTGAATTATGCGTATATGGAGAACCGAATGAGTTTTGATTTTGTAGAAAATTTCACAGTTAAACTTCCAGATTTCTCAAAAATGGATTTTTCATTTAAAGAATCATCTGATTCTAATCAAGGCTTAATCATTGAGGTTGCAGCCATCCATGAAGGTCTAACACGGAAACTATAATAACTATTCTGCAGAAGCTTTAGATAAAGCTTTGCAGTCTTGGGTAGAGCCTTACCCTAAGCCAATCATTCTTAATCACGATCTTAACTCTGAACCTATAGGTAGAGTAATGGCAGCAAGAATGGACAAAGAAGAAGATGGTTCATCTTTTGTTCGTCTGCAAATTGCTATCACAGATCCAGTAGCTGTCCAAAAAGTTATGGACAAAAGGTACCTGACAGGATCTGTTGGAGGAAGAGCTGGAAAAGCTGTTTGTTCAATCAGTGGTGACGATCTTGCTAATCTTGACGAAAGCGGAAAGCCAAAAATCGCTCGTTTCAAGAGGGGTCAAGTATACAAGGGCAAACTTGCTTTTATTGATATGCAAGATATATCCTTTAAAGAATATTCTTTTGTAAATCAGCCAGCTGACTCTAAGTCAAGCGTCAGAGCAGTTGCTACACCGGGCTCAAATGCTATATCAACATCTGATTCAGAGTGGGTAGCAAGAAGTTCAGCTTTTGTTCTAAGTATGGACAAGGAAGACATCTTCTCTGTAGAAGCAAATGAATCGCTTTTTGCTAATCTCAAAAGTAAAGAATCAAGACCACTTTACTTGCATCTAAAAGGTGCATTTCTTTCCGCTATGGCTATACAGGAAAGCGAAAATTACATTAACACTAATGATCCATTACTATCTGATGAGAATGATAATAAAGATGTCCATGAGGAGAATCTCACTATGAATGAAAACGTCAAGGATAATGACATTTTGGCTACTGTAGAAGAATTAAGCCAAGATCTTTCAGCACTTTCTAATACAATTGTTGAAGAGTCACAAGATCCAGAAACTGCAGAAGCTCCTGAAGAAGAAGCTGAAGAAGTAGAAGAGTCAGAAAAAGTTATACAAGAAGCAGATATGACTGCTCCAGTAACCGATAATACTGCTGCTGCACCAGCTAACTCAAACGATGTTGCAGTGGCACTTCAAAAAGTATTAGATCATACTATCGTATTTTATTATGCAGCCCATAGAGCACATTGGAATGTCGAGGGTGAAGATTTTACTGAGTATCATGAATTGTTTTCAAACATTTATGAAGACGCAATTGATTCAGTCGACGGCATTGCTGAAAATATGAGAAGACTTCAAGCGTTCCCCAAGACTCTTACAGAGTCAGTAATGAATGCATCGTTTAAAGACGACATGACCACTTCTGATTCAGAAGAATTGGCTGGAGGTCTTTTGGACAAAATCTTAATTCTTAATGGAGCAATTTTAGCCGCTTTTGGCGTAGCGACTTCTGCTAATGAGCAAGGCATTGCAAACTTCCTTGCTGAGCGTGATGACCTTACCAAAAAGTGGGCATGGCAATTAAGATCGTCTCTCAAGATGGATGCGCAAGATGCAGCAGAGTCAGCATGGAGAGAAGAAAACAAGTCTACGGAAATTGTGGAAAAAGCAGAAGTACCTACTGAAGAAGTGGTTGATTCTACCAACGCTGCAATTGAAGAAGAAATTCAAGCAATTCAAGAGTCCAATACAAACCTCACTGACGAAAAAGTAGTCTCTGAGCAAGATGTTGACGACGCTACAAAAAAACTTCAAGAGCTTGAAGAAGAAAACAAAAAACTCAAGAGCGCAATGCATAGAACTCTCGTAGAGAGAGTTGTTGATACAAAAATTGCAACTGGAATTGAGTCTCATGAACTTAGAGAAGAACTCATTGGAGAGCACCTAACACGTAGTGCTACTTCATTAGCTGATTCATTAAGAGATCTTGCAAAACTTCCAATGGCTAAATCAGCCAAAGGAACAATGCCAGAAATTAACTCTGAACTTACTGTTATTGAAGGTGAAGACAATGTCTACACTTTAGATAAGCAGGAAGATCTAGTTCAAGAAGATGAAATAAAAACTCCAGAGCAACTTTTTGTAGATGCTCTCATGGGTCGTCGTAAACTTTAATAATAATACAAGGAGAAAATTAAATGAGTTTAGCAAAATTTCGTAAAGTTGGAACCAAGACCGGATCAGGTCGCTTCGTAGTTTCTGAGGGTATTGCACCAGCAGCCTACTTGCTTCCAAGCCAGGGTCTTCCAACATGGTACAAAGACAGTGAAGACGATCGTTTTGAGGTCGTCATTCCAAAGGGAACCATTTTGTCAGTAGTTGCTGATGCAAACGGTGATGCAATGGTAGTTCCTGCCAATGGTAGCGGTTCAGGCGTTACCTGGGGCGATACAATTTCGGGCTGGGATCCATTAGCAGGTGCAACACCTAACGTTACACGTTCAGGTGACACAGTAACTGTTGGAGCTCTTTCTAACCCAATCGGCGTTGCCCAATATGACCTCTACAGACCATTTGATAAAGGTACCTCACAAGGTGCTGGATTCATTACACACGGGTACGTAGAGTATCCAATGGTAACAGCAGTTAATGACGACGTAACAGTCGGTTCGCTCATCAGAGCTGACCACATGGGCCGTCCAGTTAACTTGACAACTACCTTGTGTGGTACAAATCCTTACCTTCAAGTTGGTAAGGTCATAGAGGTAGAAAAATTCGCAACCAACTTTGATGATGGCTTGCTTTCCTACATGCAACTTCCTTCGGACCCAGGTGCTTTGAAGACCGTATTTGAACTTACTCGTTCAGGTACCTATTCTGGCAAGCTTGGTATCCGTAGTAATTTGGATGTTACCAACGTAATTGGCGCATTCCGCGTTAATCTCACACTTTAATAAAATAAAAAAAGAAAAACACTAACAGGAGGAATAATCCTAAGATGAGCAAAACAATCCAAGAGCTCCTCTCGGGTCTCCCAGCTTGGGAAGCCGCGCTGGCCGAAGACGGACACATTGACGAGAACAACAGAGTAACAATTAAGGAAGCATTTGCATCGTCAGACGCAGCTGCCCTTTTCCCTAAAGTTATTTCGCGTACTCTTAGAGAAGCAGCAGAACCACAATTATTGGTTACGCCACTTCTTTCAACAGTCCGTTTAGGAAAAGGACGCTCTTTGGAGTTTCCTGCAGTAAACGCAATTCAAGCTGCTGAGATCCCAGAAGGACAAGAATATCCAGAGCAGGCATTAGCCTTCGCAAAGCAGATTGAGGGTAAGGTATCCAAAAAGGGTGTCAAGCTTTCATTCACTGAAGAAGTCATTGCCGACTCATTGTGGGACATTGTAGGTCTCCATGTAAGAGCTGCAGGACGTGCCATGGCCCGTCTTAAGGAGCAGATTGCATTGAGCCGTTTCAAGGATGCTGCAACTATCGTTTTTGACAACGATGACGCAGCATACGATGACACAACCGGTCTTGGTATCGATGGCGCAGCCAACGACACCATTCGCTGGGACGATGTTATCGACATGGCAGCAGTGCTAATGGCTGAAAGACATATTCCTACAGACTTTATACTTCACCCATTGATGTGGTCAGTGTTCCTTAAGGACGCCGTCTTCCACATGGGTGGTGCAGCATCAGCAGTTAATACCAGCTGGGGATACCGTCCTGCTAACGCAGACGCAGCACTTCAAGCAAGTGCCCCAATGGGATTGAATGTAATTGTTTCACCTTTCGTAAGCTTCACTGCTAAGAGTGGTGCAACCCCAGCTAAGTCAGATCTTTTCTTGATCGACCGCAATGAGGTTGGAACTATTCTTGTCAAGGATGACATGAGCACAGATCAGTTCGATGATCCTAGCCGTGACATTCGTCAGATGAAGATGAAAGAGCGTTATGATATCGTAATGCTTGGTGACGGTGAGGGTATCACAGTTGCTAAGAACGTTAATCTCGCTCGCAACTACGAGGTTGGTGTGGTTAACACCATCTAATCTTAGGAAAGTTATAGTTACGACTAACCTAATGGCAGGGGAGTGGCTTTCGAGCCACTCCTCTGTTGTTATTACGGACTTAATTCGTTACTATCTAAGATGAATATTATAAACAGGAGATAGATGTGTCACTTCCTTTGATTGAATACGCTATTGTCGATAACAATATGGTTGTTATTAGATTTGGTAAGACCATAAAAATTTCTAGTCTTACAAACGCTAACTTTGTAGTCCAGACAACCGATGCAACGCCTTCTAGTTTGGCTCATCCATTTTTGCAAATAAATACAATTGCAGATTATAATCAAATTTCAAGAACACTAAAGCTATACTGGGATGCAGTTAGGCAGTCTGGCAAAGAATATAAAATTAGACTAATAAACTTCCTTGACGCAGCTAATGAGTCTATTACCGAAGAACAAATAGTATTTACTCAAGCAGAGTCAGCAACTCCATCTGATTTTAATTCTTATACCGTTCCCTTGGTTCAAGAGTTGTTGATAGAAGATCACTCTGTTAGGACAGATGCTTTCACTACGGTTCAAATTCTTGCTAAAAATCCAAGATTTTACATAACTAGTATTGATCCTCAAAATGGAGAATTTTATTTAGACAATGCATATAACAATGGAAGAGTGATTATATCCTTTAGTTCCAGGCCTGCAAGCAACTTTTTGAATAATTCATATTTTAAAGTTCAAAGAAAAAAAATTCAGTCTCACCCAATAAGATGGGAGAATCTATCTGCCAATGTTTCAATGCATTCATGGAAGGCAGAAGTTTACATTGACTTCCCATCTCTTGATGCTACACCATCATATTATTCAGATGGCTCTGACTATTTTGAGACAGGATACAAGTACAGGATCATAGTCTCTAAAGATATAGGAATTTAAAATGGCTAACTTTATATATGGAAAAGCAAAAGAATCTTTATTAAATGGTCAATTTAATATTTCTTCTGATTCATTAAAAGTTCTTTTAGTCACAGACTCTTATGTTCCGAATCAAAATACTGATCAGTTTGTTTCTAACATTTCTAGTTCTTACATAAAACAAAGAACTTCTTCGTTAACAAACGTGACAAATATTCTAGGAGTTATAGATGCTGACGACATATCAGTCAGTAGTTATACCGGATCTGCATTTAAAGCTTTAGTAATCTATAAAGATTCTGGCACTGATTCAACATCTAGACTTTTAGCTTATATAGATACTGCAACTGGCATACCTTTTTTAGGAATAAATGCAACAACAGACATTACTATAAACTGGAGCAATGGCTCAAATAGAATTATATCCTTATAAAGGCACACAATATGGCAACTAGTTATCCAAGTTCTTTAGACAACTTTATAAATCCTACAGCAACAGATAGTTTAAGTTCTGGAGTAGTCCCTCACTCGGAGCAACACTCAAACCTTAATGACGCACTAGAAGCAGTGCAAACTGTTCTTGGAATCCTTCCAGCTGGAAGTTTTTTAACAATTAAAGACAGAATTGCTGCATACGAGGCTTTATCTGGATTAAAAGACGTTACTATAACATCTGTTGCTGATGGTGACGTATTAAGATACAACGGATCAAAATGGTCCAATCATGGCGAAAAAAATCTTACCGATGGAGGAAATTATTAAAATGGCTAATACAATTAGAATTAAAA